GAGAGCCTGATACTGCTCCCGCTCATACTCCCGCTGAGCGGCGTCCAGCTCCGCCCACGGCTTCCACGGGGCAATCATTTCGCCAGCGAACACCACGCCATCAGCACGTGTCCACGTCTGACCCGCCGGGATGAAGCGGTAGCCCTCAACGTAGGTGTCGCACTTACCGTCGAATGCGTCCGTTTCAATCTGCGTCAGCCCCTCGGCGGTGGAGGTGTGGCACTTAAAGCTGGAATCTATGTAAATCGTTTTCATGAGCCGCCCTCCTATTTCAGCAATTTGATTTCCGTCGCGGTGTACGTAATCGCCAAATACGCGGTATGCACACCGCCAAAGCCGATACTGTGGAGCCCGGACAGGGCAGATATGTCAACCGTTACCGTGGTTAGATCGGTACCGATTGCTACCGAAGCAACGACAGACGAGCCACTGTACACCTCCAATTTTGTATTGGCGCCGCCCGACGCTTTGCACGTCGCTTGAAGCGTGCTATACTCTGTCAGGTCAATTTGGCCTTTTGTACGTGCAGAAATGGTTCTGTCGCCGTTGTAGTTATTTACCGACTTAACCGTCAGTTCTGCTTCTGCGGTTACAGTGCTATTCGCAGTCAGTTCCCACTCACCGGCTATAATGTCGCTCGGGGCATTTGGTTTGAACAGGAACAGCGCATAGCTCAGCTCCACAGAGGTGCTCTGACCATCCGTGGTGATAGTTGCGGCCTTGCTGTCGGTCTCCGTCCCACTTGTGGAGGTCACCGTCCACGTCCCTGCGTTCGGCACAATGCAAGCCCATGTACCACTGGTGTCAGGGGCGGATAGAGTCGTTGTACCGTCAGAGCAAGTGCAGGTCGAACCGGCGGGATAAGTGATGTTGATGGTAGCTGCGAAAAATGCAATCATGGTGGAATAATCGGTCGTGACCACAACATTCTTTTGGGCGGTCTTGCCGTCACCGGTGATGGTAACTGTCCACGTCCCGCTTGCAAGCCCCTTGAAGACCACCACGCCGCTGGTGCCGGAGTTTTTGGTCTTTGTCTTGCCGTCCTTGGAAACAGTCACAGTGACGTTCGCCGGGGCTGTGACGGTAAGCGTACCGCCTGTGCCGCCCCCTGTGTTTACTCTGCCAATCATGCGCTTACACCGCCTTTCCAGCAAATAATGGTGGGAATTGTAATTGCCGATTCCGGGACGCTTGCGGCATACAGATACACACCGCCGTTATAGGTAGCCGCAACAGGGGCAAAATTGCCGTCAATTGCGTCTGCAACGCCGAGAACCACCTCCGGAATCATGGTATCCAGCACCCCCGTCAGCGCGATCGCCGCGCGGAATGGATAATCCTGATATGTAGAATCAGCCACAAACGCGGATACCGGTACGTTGGTATCCGTGAACAGAAGCTTTTTCAGCTCCACCGCCGTACCGGCTTCCAGATCGGCCAGCTCCCGGTTGATGGAATCCAGAACCGATGTGGCTTGTGCCGTGGTATCATCAAGCACATCTTTTACTTGTGTCTGCGTTTCCTGCAAAAGTGTGGAAAACTGACTTTGCATTGTGCTGGTATCAATGCCCACCTTTTCCGTCACCAGCCCGCACACCGAAGCGTCAAGCCGCTCATCCGTAATCATGGACGCTGTGATAGCAGTTGTACCGGCTGCAACGGAAATCCGCGCAAGGCTGATCTGCCGGATTGTGCTGCTGTTTGTCAGCGCCGGGGCTGCTGCCTTCCCAGATTTTGCGCCTTTCAAGATTTTCACTTCCGGATAGTCCACATAGTTTGTGGTCTTCCACTCCACGATTACGCGGTCAATTCGATTCAGAACGCCGTCTGCCGCATCAACGGAAAGCTGCAATTTGGCACCATCAACGGATTCATTATCAATCCACCACACAATGCCGTTCCTGCCGGAATTTGCCATCCATCCGGTGCCGTCTGAGACTTCCACCGCCATTCCCGGCGTGGAAAGCGCCTGCACGGACGCATTACTGCCAGCGGCAAAAACGCCGGATGTGCGGCCATGGTGCCAGCGCATAACGTCTTCTGCGCCTATGTATGTATCTTGGTTATTCGGGAAACTTTTGATATTAGCCATTTAATTTCATTGCCCCCAATGCTGTAAGAATAGGGTCGCCCAGGATAACTTCTGTCCGGGCTTTATTGCTGTCCAAGGTGTACTTAATGCCCGTAATCCGGGCGCTGAACGATACCCCAAACCGGGCAGATACGCACGATACAATGTCCCCCAGAGCGTAATACTTGCCCAGATCTTCCGGGTCGATGGATACGGAAAAGGACTTTCGCCGGATTCGCTTTCCCAGCTCCATTTGTCCATAAGCACGCGCACGGGCTTTGCAATCGGCCGCAGATTCGTCATTTTCCTGCCGAACGGCTGTTTTGAACCACACTTCCCGGCGATTGTCCCCGGTTGCATCGCCGACGATTTCAACAAATGTGTTATCCTCTCCGCTAAGGCTTCCCTGCACATAGGCCACATTACAGAGGGTGGAATCGTCGTCGTTGATTACAAGGTCTTTCGCGCTTCCCTGTTCCTCCGAAAAGACAATAGCGTGAATGCCAGCCGTCAGGTCGCGCCCCTTGTAAAGGCGGAAAGTGTGTGTCATGTCGTCGGGGTTCCACTCCATTGTGTGGCCTATGCCTTTTTCTTCAAGAAACGGGATAATTTCATCCAGCAAATTCCCGCCCATGAAAACATTGTCCGTTTTATCGGTCATCCCGGTTGCCTGTGCAACCTGAATCCTTGTCATTCCCCGGAGATTATCGCTTACCAGCTTGTACACGCCCGTCTCAATAGTTGTCATGTGGTATTCCGCTGCAATGATGCGCTTATTCAAAAGCCAGTTCGCGGTGTAGCCGTTCGCCGTTATGCGGTTCGTGGTCGTGTCAATCTTTGTGTTTTCTATCACAAATGTTACGTTTCTGCTCGTATCATACAGGAGATTGCCGACTTTCAGCACGTTAATGTTGTAGTCGCTTACCGGCGCAACCAGTATCAGCTTTCCGATATCGTTGTAGTAAATATTCATGATAACACTGATTGCGTGCCGGATTTCGTACCGTGTGGAAAAGTCCTCTTTATAGATTTCAAAGCTCATAGCGCGATCCCCACGATCTCCGTTGCGAAATCAATATCCACCTGCAAATTCGCAAGCCCGCTTGTCGCTTCCGGCTTCAGCACATTATCCCCAACTTCCAGCTGAAACAAAGTGCTTTTCAGGCTCAACGCGCCCCGGCAATCTCCGTCGACGGATGACGTTACAGTTGTCCGATCGTGCGTAATCTCTACAATCAGCCGCTCCCCGCTGACGATAGTTTTATTTATCAGCAGAAATTTTCCCGTCGCGGCGTTGGTGATTTTGGGATTTTCCACATCACTGCTTGCCGAAAGAGTAGCAGTAAACGGGACGGGAACCTGGCCGCGGTTCTCCACATTGATAAATTTCGCTTCAAACAGCTGTCCGAAACGATACGGCCTTGAAATGTTCCACGGGAATTTGAATAGCTTTTGAATGCCGGACAACGTTACCGCTGCGGAATCGTCCTTGCACCAATACGGATACGCCGCCAAAAGGGAAAACTGGAACTGTGCGCCCCATTGTTTCGCCTCAATGTTGGGTGTCGCCGTAGGCCAAACATTCAGATAGTAATCATCCGCATATAGCTTCCCGGAAATATCGGGGCGGATGACGGAAAGCAGCTTTTCTTTATTCGCTGCTTGTCCGTCTCCCACCAGATGCCCGTTGACATTTACAGGCCGGGGCTGAACGTTTTTGCTCTGAATTGTCGCGCCCGTCTGGTTAATGCCCTTCGCCTGGGACAGGGATACCGTTACCGTATCGATGCCCGTGGGCTTATTGATAAGATATCCTCCGGCATAATCAAAGGTAACGCTATCCCCGTTTTCGTTCACGTAGCGGAACAACTTGCTTAAATTGTTGAAGTTCGTCAAATCGTCCACCTCGCTTGTGTGAAATAAGCCTCTGTGGCTGCTGCCAGCTCCACTTCGGATTGCACAGGAGAATTAATATTCTGGATAATTGTCACGCCGCGTCCACCACCAGCAAAGCCCGCTCCGTCGTAGTCCGCCCCGCCGGACGCACCAGCAGATTTTCCATCCCTATACGCTCGCGCTTCCTTGGCGGTGAGAACTTTTTCCCCCTTATGGAGGCGCACTAGGTAGTCATCGTATGGTACATAATCAAGGCCGCTCTTCGCACCGGGAATGTTGCTACCCTTGATATTGGCCTTTATCGTGAGCGTGTAGTTGGCAAAGCTATTTGTCAGCCGTGATTTCATCTGGGAGGCGAGAGAATCAAGCTTTGCCAGAACTCCGGGGGTGCTGCTATCGATACCAGCAACCAGTCCACTCATGGTATTGGTTGCCGCCTCTGTAGCCGCCGCCTCCTGGTCAAGATCGCCGACCTTTTCCACGTAGCTGTCTGCAGCTTCCTGCATACGAGCGTTCACATTTTCTACGGCCAACGCCAATCCATCAGAAGTTTCGGTTCCTGCGGCCTCGTATGCAGAAACATTGTCCATAAGCTCCGCAAGTTTTTTGCTTAGCCCCTCGGTGCCGCCGGACATATCTTCTAGTTCATCACGTAGCCCTGCAAGGAATCCGGCCTGTTCCCCCGTACTCATGGACGCGAGATATTGAGCAAGTCCGTCAACGCTAACGCCTGCAAGGTCTGCTTTTTCGGAAACAAATGCAAAATCTTCATCGATCTGCTGAAGAACTTCGGTATTTCCTTTAAGATTACCCATGAAATCGTTCCACGACATTTTTGCAACTTCTATTTGGGAAGTAAATGCAGACCCCACATCATGCAGCCCGTTATAGATGGTGGTATAGGTATTCTGGTAATCCTCCAAAATGGACTGTGCGGCGGCCGCGTATTCCTCAGAAGCAGCCTTTATCACGTTTGCGGGCTTTGCCGCTTCCTCGGCGGCGGCCTGTTCCTGCGCTTGCAGATCGGCAAGATTCTGCTCCGCCTGCTTTATGGCTTCGGCTAATCTCTCCATCTCGACGGTGTCGCCGCTGAAACCAGCATCAGACGAGAACATTTCCAACCTGGCTTTTGAAGCTTCCTCGTACTGCTGCTCAAGCTCTTCTACCTTTGCGCGTGCTTCTTCTACCGTCTGCGGCTCTCCGGCTAACTCTTTGACGAACTCCTTGTGTGCCTTGGTTGCCTTTCCAATGCCAATCGCCAGAGCCGCTACAGCAGCGGCAATCAAGCCAATGGGGTTTGCTTGTATCGCCGTATTCCATGCGTATTGCGCCGCAGTTGCAAGAGAAATCTTCCCGGTGAGTACACCAATGGCGATTTCACTAACGGAAAATACACCATTCAGCGTGGCTTCTGCAACCGCCGCTTTCCCGCTTTCCGCTGTAAAAAACGCAAGCGCCGAGGCATTCGCTGTGAACACGGTAGCAATATTCGCAATGGCTTTTCCGGCCATATTCGCCCCGATTGCAGCACCGGCAACGGTCGCCGCTGTGGCCGCGAACTCAAACGCCGTGGCGAGAAGATCAATAGCGCTATTCGTTTCCCGGAGATACGAAATAGCTTCTACCGTGGCAGTTCCAACGCCGGTAACAATTTGCTGTACGCGGGGTATAATGTTCCTTCCGGCTGTAAATACGCTGTCCACAAAGTCCTGAGTAAGCCCTTCCATGTCGGCGCTGCTGTCAGCCATGCCGGTAGCCAGATTTTGCCATGCTGCTTTCATGGATGCCGTGGAACCCTCGATGGTGCCCGCCGCTTCATTTGCCGCATACCCCGCAAGCCCCTGCATTTCGATATAGTCCACAAGGGCAGCTTGACAGTCAGCCAGATTGTCAATGGTATAGGCAGTGGCCTCACCGTTTTCCGCATTCCACTCGTTCACCTTATCAATCAGCTGCTGGAATCCCTCTTTTGTGGGGGTAATACCCAACTGCAAATTATCCAGCATCGTGAAGTTGGATTTCATGATGCCGTTAAAGGCATTCTGTACGGCTTCTTGGGTGTTTCCGGTTGCCGCCACAACGTCGGCCTCGGCGGTGATAACTTTGTCGGCAAGTTCGGCGGCGGCCTGCACATTGCCGCCAAGGGCGGTTTTCAGGCCGGTAGCAAATCCATTCACCTGCTGCAAATAGTCGTTCTGGCTCATTTGCACGGTCTTGTAGGCGTTTCTCGCTTTCTCCGCCACAAAATCGTAAGCGTCGCCGAACATCAGCTGTGCGCCACCGGCTAACTGCTCATACCGCGCATAACTGGTATAGGCCGCTTTACCAACGTCTGCAACTACCCCGGCGAGCTTCTTTACTCCGGCGATAATCGCGCCACTGGCAAGGTTGGCCTTCAAGATATCGGCAAATAGATTTGTTTTTTCTCCGGCGTCCTCCACCGCCTCGGCAACATCGTCAACGGCTTCTGACGTATCGTGCATGGTGGTATCAAATTTGTTTGCAGCGTCTACGGCCTCGCTGATTTTTGCTTTATTTTCCCCCAAAGAAGTGGACAATTCGGTAATCTGCCGGGCGACTTCCTGCGCTTCTGCGGATTCCTCACCCTGTTCCAAATACAAGCTTGCATATTTGGCTTTCAGCTCGTCCAAATCGGAGGCTTGCTTTGTCACGCTTTCCGAAAGCTTCTCAAAAGCGCTTTTTACCTTCTGCGTAAGGGGCGGAATTTCGCCAAGCGGCTTTTTGGTTTCCTCGGTGGTTTTCTTCACGCCGTCAATTCCATCCGATGCTTTGGTGGTGGATTTGCCAAGATTTTCCATTCCCTTTGCCACTTTATCAGCCGCAACGGGGACTTTTATCATGGCTGATTCCATGGCAGAGGATGAGGTTGAAACGGCATTCCCTGTATCTTTGGCGGTTTTCGCCGCTTTCGCCATTTCTGATTCATAGCTGGAAGCATCCAGCGTGATACTTGCTTCAAGCTTGAAAACGTTAATCCTGCCCACCGCCTTTCGTCACCAGTTTCAGCCCGGCATTTTTCACCACATCCGCCACGATATCCTCCGCAGACCGGTTTTCCTCTGGCTTCGGGTTGACGATATCCTCGTATCCGATAGATAGATACAATCGCTTATCACACCCCGCCGTGTTTTGCGTTATCATCTGGATACCGTCGGTAATGTAGCGCCGTAGAATTTCGCGTTCGCATTGCTTTTTCAACTCCATGGGAAGAATGGAGAGGTACGCCCTCGCCCGTACTCTGGGGAGGGCGCACAGTGCGCTGATTATTCGCTCTGCTCCCCACGCCCCCACGATTTGAAAAAACTCAGCAGTTCCTTATCGTTGGAAAGCTCCTTAATCTGCCAAAGCGTCGCCATGGTACTCTGTGCGGCCACTTCCTCAATGCTCTTTTCGCCCATGATGGACAAAATGGCATAAATGTCGGCGCGGTGCGTTTTCAGCAGCAACGGAACAACGGTGGTAATCCTCTGCGCACCAATCAGCATAACGCCGACTTTTGTGGAGTTTTTCTTGTCCACCGGCTTGCCGATGGCGTTCATGATTTCCTCATCAGAAACGAGGTTCACAATGTGCGGGGTAATCTCGCACAGCACGTCCAGGCACTCGTCCGTGCCAAGTTGAGATAATTTTCTCATGCTTTTCCTCCTACATCGTAGCGGGTTCGGCCTCTCCGGCCTTTACGTAAATCTCAAAAGGCGGTGTATCCTGCGCCGTAATGGAATAATGGCCGGTGAACTCGAACGCGAACTGGCCTTTGCTCTTGTCGCCGGTTTTCAGCTGGAAACCGCCAGTAGAAAGGCCGTTCATCATATGGATGGCCATATAGCCGCCCTTTTTCGCGCCGTTTTTATCGGA